TGCCGGAGGTCTGGCGCCGATCGGTTTACCAGTCGGCGGCCCAAGTCGGGCTGACGGAGACCGATCCGCTCTGGTGGTTCCTAGTCGCGCAAGCTAAACAGTTGCACTCTTTTCTGGCAGAGTTGCCCGCGACGAAGGTCCCTGCCACCAACGGTGTTTTGAAGTCTACCCAACTCGAGGCGATCACGGTCAGTCTGAAAGCCCTCCCGGGTCGTGACGATGTTGCGTCAAAGAAGGATCTGGCAGCACTTCAAGAGGAGATCCGCAAAGCAAAGCCAGATACTGATTTAAAGCCTGTCTTGAATGATATTCTCCATACCCTTCAAAATGAGACCCGGCGCCGAGACGGTGATGGGCCCCTGATGAAGTGGGCCAAACGCGCTGGGATCGCTCTTGCCGCTGCTGTCCTGACTTATTTCTTTGGCCACTGGCAGGCGGATCAACAGTCCAACGCTCGATTGCTGGATGCTCTCAAACAATCTTCAAGCCTCAGCTTAACAAACGTGCTGCGCTCGGGTGGGGGCAACCTTGAACCGACGCGCGTCGACCGCGCTGATGGCAAAACCGTGGATGGAATCTTGGTCCGCGGAGGAACATTCAAACTCGATTATCCAGTACTGTATTCCGACAACTCTGTCCGGATCCCGCTCAAGCCGTGATCACTCTTCCCTGGCAACGCAAACCCAAGGCTGTCGCCGGCCGCTGGCCTCTTGACCTGGAGATCTGCAACTTTTCAGGCAAGCCGTGGACACTCGAAGACGCCTACCAGGGACTTTTAATTCTGGGTAGTACGGGCAGCGGCAAAACTTCGGGCCCCGCCGCAGGCTTCTCACGCAAGCTCTTGGAACATGGCTTTGGTGGGCTGGTTTTGTGCTACGAAAAGGAGGAAAAACACACTTGGGTGCAGCGCATGCGGGACGCCGGCCGGGAAGCGGACATCCGGATATTCGGCCTCGACCAGCCGTGGCGACTGAATTTCTTGGGCCACGAATCAAAGCAGGAAGCGAGCGGACTCGACGCGATTGATAACCTCGTAAATTTGTTGCTGAACGTCTGTAGCCCGCACAGGACGCCACCGACAGGCAACGATTTGACCTGGTTCACGCCTCAAAAAAAGGCTCTCATCAGATCCTCGCTCAGCTTGCTGCTCCTGGCGGAAGAGCCTTTGACACTCAAGGCGATCAGCCGGCTTCTCCAATCCGCACCCAAGACGGTGGAACAAGGCATAGACCTGGAATGGAGGAAGACCAGCTACTTTTACGATCTGTTCAGAAGGGCGTTAGCCAAGAATCCGGATCACCCCGAGTTAACGGAAGTTCACGATTACTGGTTCCAAATCCGAGCTGCCATGGCGGACAAGAACCGGGCTCCGATAGATGCCGAGTACGCTGGCCTGGTCAGCGGCCCGCTCAGCCGCGGAAATATGGCCGCGCTATTCTCAAACGAGACCAACCTAACGCCCGATGACTGTTTTGGTGGCAAGGTAATCATAGTTGATCTGCCCGTTTCCGTGCATGAAGAAGCGGGACAATATTGTGCGTTAATCTGGCTGGTAAGCTTCATGCGGGCGGCCATGAGGCGAGTCTACAATCCTCCATGCGACCGGCCCGTTTTTGTCTTCGCCGACGAATCGAATTTCTTCTCGACAGATCACGATGCAAATTTCTTCAGCACGTGCCGGAAACACGGAATCTGCAATGTTCGATTGGCGCAAAATTTACCGGGCTTCATTAAAAGCTACGGGGGAGGGGAACAAGCGAAGCTGGGCGTCAATCAAGCGTTGGGGAACTTGGTGACGAAGCTATTCTTAAGGAATGACGAACCTGACACCAATGCGTGGGCTTCCCGGCTTATCGCGAAAGAAACTATTTTCCGCCCGTCGCTGTCGAGCTCGGCCACCGGAGGGTCATCCGTGTTCAGTACGAGCATGGCCGAGGTGGAGTTGCCGAGCTGCAGCGAGAAAGAATTTCTGACTCTGCGTAATGGCGGGAAAAAGAACAATTACACCGTAGACGGGATCTTGTTCCAGGCTGGAAGGCTCTGGGACGGGGAACGCTGGATCACGGCTCAATTTCCGCAATCCAGGTAGTGTCATTACCGCAGGCACTCGCTCAAACGCGCCAGAATCGAATCCTGGAGCGTTTTTATCTTTCGATTTCTCGCGTTTGCTCGTGTTCCCGCGCTTCACGCACTACTGAGCGCCACTCCAATTCCAAAGCGGACGGCTGTCTGTTGAGCTGCTTTTCGGCCATGTCGGCCAGGCGTAGGTGAAGGTCTAAGAGACGCTCCTTCGAATTAATTGGATTGGCGCGGGGTTCTAATTCTGACCAGTGGATATCGTCGCACATAATTTTAACTGAATTTTCCTGTTCTAGGTTTTCGCTTCTTCTGAAATAATCGCATCTGGCCTTCCAAGGCGCCGATCCGCGGGCCGCACATCCGAGCAATCGTTGGAGTAAACGGGACGCCCGCAGCGAAGAACATGACGGCCGCCGCGAGTGCACTCAGTATCTGCGCAGCCTGCGGGATCTTTAACCCGGCCAGGATTGGAAACCATCCGTACAGAATGGACGCGATGCCGTATAGGCATTCATCGAACACCGGCACGTGATTCACCGCGGCAAAGTAACAGCCGATCCCAAAAAGGAAGGCGAAGATCGTCAGGAAGCTAGTAGCCTCGCGGAGTGGGGGAGAAGCTGGGGAAGGGGAATCGTTCACGAACCCACCAAGGTGCATTTGTTCGCCCGTCGATCATATTGGAGAACGCCACGGACAGGGCGTCCGCCATTAGCGAGCATAGCTTTCGATACGGCTCCGCCTAGAATTCGCATCGCACTGTTACGAATTGGTCGAGCACCAAACTTTTCTGAATAACCCTGGCGTTGAATGAAGCCACACACTCCATCGCCCACAGTTAGTTCGTGCCCGCGGCTATTGATAATCGCCAGACATTTTTCCATGTGCAGTTTGGCGATCTGCGTCAGATCATCATGAGAAAATTTGTTGAACGAGGCAATCAGATCAAAGCGTCCGACAATCTCAGGGCGCATCTCGGACTCCACCGCTGTCTCGGTGCGGTCAACGACTGTCTCCCGATCCATGCTTCTAGAAGCCATCAGCACTCTGGAACCAATGTTGCTCGTGGCGAAGACAACGAACTTGGACAGGTCAAGAGTTTGTCCATTTCCCACGGTTAAGCGGGCCGCGCTCAGGATCTGCAACAGAATGTCTAATACCCTTGCTTCCGCTTTCTCCAATTCATCAAAGAGCAAGACCCCGCGGCAAAAAGATTTCCGATAAGAACTCTCGAACAAGCCTATATCCTTATCTCCGATCAGCCTATCAACACTGGACGGCGTCGAATATTCGGACATATCCAAACGCATCAATAGTGATCTAGTCCTGAACAAATGCTGATTGCACAGATCAGCCAGCAACGTCTTCCCGGTACCCGTCGGTCCAGGCAGCAGGATAGAGGCTATCGGTTGCTCATCAAACCGCATGCGGCAGAACGCCCGGCATAGAAGATCGGTTACCGCAGTGATTACTTCCTCTTGCCCTATGAGGTTTGCGCGAAGGAAATCACCCAGAGTACTGAGACGAGAAATAAACTCTTTGTCGTCGATACCCGGAATTGGGGAAAGCAGGTTCTCCATTATTGGCCCCTTATTGCTGCGTTTGCTTCTGCCCCCAAGTGACAAGCGGATCGGCCTGACCCGCTGGTGAGGTGGAAGGGGAAACTGACGCACCCGCCCCCTTGGCCGACATTGCCGACTGGACTTGTTCGCGCAGTGCCTGATTTTCAGAACTCAATTGATCGACCTGGTTGTTGTCGATTGTCACTTGCTGCTCAGCCTTCGCTTTGGCCTCGTCCGCTTCCCGCTTCGCTTCATCAGCATCCGCGACAGCGTCGTTTATTCGCTGATCCTTCGGAGGAGGAGAATAGGTTGGGGGAGGGAATACAGTTTTAGGGCCGGTGGATTTCCCTGAACTCTTGGGCAAACGCAGATCCCAAGTCTCGCTTTGCACGACCCGGTAATAAGTTCCCGCCTCGCGCATCCCGCCATTGTCATCGGGCATGCGGCCTACACTATAGCTATGCACCTCCGAAGGCGCCATTGCCCTAGTAGCCAGCTTTTCGGTGCGATCCCGAGTGCCTCTCGGCGTGCGACTGACATGATGCACCACAATGGTAGACCCGCGCTTTTCCGCATACACGGTCTCTTTGCCAGCGCAAGCACTCAAGCAGATCGCCAGGGCCAAAAGGCCAGTTAATTCTTTGGTTCGCATAAAATTCCTCAGTATCTAATATTTGGTGAAGGGTTCCCCGGAGTCGGGCTAACCTGCGGCTGATTCTCTCTTAAAATCTCTTTCTCCATTTGCGCCGCCCGCAGAGGATCTCCGGAAACTGTTGACGGAGCGGATTCGTTCCCGGGATCGACACGGCTTTTCGCTACCGCCGAGCGATGGGAAGGGATGAGAGTATCACACGGGAACACGTAAAATTCTGAGCCGGCCAGAACTTGGACAAACCGCCCGTCGCCAGTTTCACCGTTCCAAAGCTGATCTATATACTTCGCCAGGATGGGCGTTGTGTCCGGAAGCCCTACGCCACCACCCCCGAAGCGTGATGTCATCCCGCTGACGGCCGCGGTACCCGTTTGCACGGTCGCGGTCATTAAAAGCGTGATGAATGCTTGCGCGTTAGACCAGTGATTCGACTCTTGGATTGAACCCTGAAGGCCGGCACCTGCGTCTTCCTGCCCAAATTGCAGAGTGCTTGGATCGGCTTGGCGATTGCAAGCGATGCCGGTGATTGTTAACGACTTTCCGTCCGGGAACACAAAGAGCCATTTGCCGGCCACTTCGATGCGATCTCGCACCGCACCCGATTGCGCGAACGAGCTACAAATCGTGCCTGCTGGGACAATCACGCGCCGCACTCCTCCGATTTCCCTAATCACATCTCTTTCAACTTTGCCGACGACCGGCGTATTAATGTGGCTGGACTCAACTGTGTTGACCAACACACACGGGATGAAAATCGATGGCGGTAGAAAAGCCTCTTGCTCCCTTTCTGAAGGAGTCGGCGTTGGCGACGGCGTACTAACGGGAACCTCTTCGTCAAAAGCCGCCAAGGTTGGATGATAAACAACAGCCTGGTTAACCTGGGGCTGAACGGGTGAGGCAGGATGATTAACTGGAGTTAAGTTACGCCTTTCCAGCTCGGACTCTTTCGGTGCTGTATCCTGGCTATTGGGCGTCTGGACGACACGACCAAGCTCGCGTTTAGGCTGTTTTGCGGCCTCCGCGGCTTGCTTCTCCCGATTGGCTTTGCCGACGTAGTAGCAGATGCCGATGATCGCTAAAACGACCAGGAGAATCACGCCTTCCTTTTTAACAAAAAATAAGATAAACGGTCTCATTGCTTCTCCTTCAGTGCGTTGCCAGTCTGGGTTAGGGGAATCTGCCTAGGCTGAAAGGGTGGGGGAACCTTGAAATCTGAAGCAGGGCCGCCGTTCTTGAAGCTCCAGACCGTACCTTCAGACGGGAGAATGATCCTCATCTCATTGTCAATCGCCAGGTTCGCCCGTGACCCGTCCCAATCACCCTGAATGACGATGTCGATAGGCACCGTAGCGCCTGCCGGAATTGGTTCTAGAACATCCACGAGCTTCGCTGGATGAACTTCGTTGACGACTTGAATCGTTGTACTGCGGCCATCGAATTGCAGCGGACGATCCGTTTTATTTTGCACTGTCCCGCGTACTACAATCGCGTCGTCTTTCGAAAAGCGGTTCACTTCCGTCACCGTCGTTTTGTAGGCGTCACACTCGGACGTATATTTCACCTTCCGCACTTGATAGCCATCGTACAGATCTGGATAGAGTGGTTTCAGTAAAGCAGCATCACGAGCACGGCGAAGGAACCCGACCAATAACTCCGGATCGTATTTGGGCCGCGCATCCACGATTTCTTTTGGCGTCACCTCCGCAACTCCAGGAGATTTATCGAGCAAGGTCACAGCCACGTCCGGAGTAGGGGACACCCTTAGGTCAAACAGGTAAAGATTCTGACCGCACAAACAGGTCATCAGTACATGCGCGGTTGTGATAAGCGGTTCCAGAAGTACGATGGGCGAACCCGGACGATGTTGGACGGCTATCTGGCCTATCGCGGCGGCATCCGGTTTCGCCGGATCGACTGCGACCAGGCCGCCGCCATAAGCCCCGCTCACAGCCAAAGGAAACTTCAACACCGTCACTATTCCCGGAGAGAGCGCGATCGACATTTCTGTTCCAGGAGATAGAACGCGACTGACAATTTGGCCTTCTAGATGACTGGAGAACAGAACACTTAGCGCTAACAAATATCTCATAAAAACTTCACCTGATACGCATAGACAACGATCGGGAATTTGTGATTCGTTTCGAATTCGTCATTGGCCACCATCTGGATATCAACAACCACTTGCCGGGTTTGATCCGAATGCGTGATAAATCCTGTCCGAATTAGCTGACCACTCACTTCCACAACTGCCGTCGAAGGAGAAAGCTGGACCTCTCGCACATGCCCGACCTCGAGCTTTTGGTGCAGACCCTGCATCTTAAAAGTATCGGCATCGGCGGCAATGTCTGTCTTTACTTGCTCTTCGCATTTGGCATTGAACAGCCGATCTACGCGTTCGGGACTGTCCAGGCCGTCTGGAGAACGATTGAGCAAGGTTTGACCGGCAAGCTTAGCCATCTCCAGGTGTTCTTCCTGAATCGTCTCGAATCCTCCAGCGGCGGTGATGTAAAAAGTATCCCGCGAGTTCATCAGCGCGAAGTGAATCCGCCTCATCAGCTCAACAGTGTTTAGGTAGACTGCCAGATGCCCCCATAAGACAGATAAAACAAAAAGACCCTGCCAGAGGACGACGTGCATAAATCGACGGCGTAAAACATCAACCAGATTAGTCATGACTTCCTTCCAGGTTTGACCGCATAGTTGGGCCGTCCGGACTCGCCTACTTCAACAGGCGCTGAACCGTTGCTGCCATTGCTCCTGCCGGCGCTCGCGCCAACGACGGCACTGCGATAGGCGGCTTGGGCAGCATTGTATGCTGCGGAGTGTGCACCCACTATCATGTCGGCCACGCCGCTTGCACCCGCGACGACTCGTTTCGATATGATTAACGGCCCGAAAATTGACCCGAAAATGACCCACACAGCCAAGCCAACCAACCAGAAATAGGTCATTCCAAGGGCATTCACCGTCCCCATGGTTGCGTTATTGCCGGTGTTAAGAGCTAGGGCTATGATAAATTTCGTCACCAAACCCACGATCAGAAACGCGATCGGCCACAAACAGATGGCGAAAAAAGAAAGCAAGAAGCCTTTCGCTATGCTCTCAAAACCGCGCACCACCAAAAAACCGACAAAGATCGGTGCCACAGCAATTTCGGAATAGAACAGGACCGACTGCAGGAGTGCCATTACCCACCAGATAAAGACGGCAATGTAAGAGAGGAACAAAACAGCCATCCCGAAAATCCCGATGGCAGCGGTTTCCACAGGATGCATCAAGCCGTTGAAGAAATTCCCGATAGGATTACCTCCCTGAGGGAGAGCGCCGGCATTAATGCTCGTCACACCTACGCCTGAGAGCGCGCTATATTGCTGATTGGGGTCATAAATATCAACCCTGGTCAGCGTCTGGCCGTCGAAAGTCTTAGCGGTTCGATCCGCATAAATTCCCGTGATCGTTTGGCCGTTCGCAAGGTTCACGGTCACTTGCTGTCCTGGGATTAGCCCCGCAGTCAAATTTGGCGATAACGCCAAAGACTGACCCGGAACAAGCGAGTGAGGTGCCGAGTCAAAATCGAAAGCTCCGATCCCCTGTGCTGACTTGCTATCATAATTCGGATCTCCCGGTTTCTCGTATCCATAGGTCGAAATCGTCGGAGCATCAGCAGGCGCTGCCCCCGCACCATTTCCATACGGACCCTGCGGGACGATGCCGTTAAGCGCGCTCAAATCCACCCCGAACTTCTGCATTAGCGCCGCGATATAATCTGAGAACGCCGTGCCGTTCCCCACGCCCGACGCCTGCTCAACGCTTAGAACCAGTTGCTCGGTCGCATTCGCAATCGCCGGCATGTCAATCAGGAAGAGCGCCACCAAAGCTATTCTCAATATGGTTGGCCAGACGTGCTGAAGCGACTTCTCTTGACCCGCTCTAACCGCGGTCATGGTTAAGCCGCCTGCGCAGGCCACAAGCGCAAACGGCAGAGTCACGTTATGAACGTTCTGTACCGCCGTTTGGAAATCCGGCGCAAGCGTGAAAATGTCGAGGATCGCGATCATTTCTCGATCCATTGAGGAACTATCTGCACATCTGGATGCATGCGGTTCATTTGTTGAACCGTTGAGCCAAAATCCCTTTTTATGGCGTTTTCGGATTGCTCTCGGGCTACCCTCTCCGCTTGAAACCGCGCTAAAGATGCGTTGATGCTCCGAATCTGCTCGGCTTGCAGGTTCACCATGTAGTTGTCGTAACAGAGGTTACAAAACATCGATCCGGCAAAGAGTATAACGATTATGTGTCTCATATTATTCTCCTCTCCACTGAGGAATTTTTAAGTCATTTGGAGCGACTGCATTGACCGAATGGAGTCCCGCATTCACGTCCGCTCCGAACGAGGATGCGCCTGAAACAGTGGCCGCGGCCCGACTCATGTTTGCCGCAGCCGCATTTTGTTGCTGCTGAAGATTGCCCGTCTGTACGGTTTGCTGGATCTGGCTATTAATATCCGCAATGCTGGCCGAGAGTGACATCACTTGGTTGTGGAAACGAGTCCTGGTCTCTACGTCCGTCGCGGCCTGCTCGGATTGTATCGCCTGGTCGCGTTGTTTAGTCAGGGTGAGTTTTTCCTGATTCAAGTCTCGGATCTTCTGCTGCGTGTAGGCCGCCGCGTTGTAGTCAGCAGTGGAGAATTGGAATAATCCGAGAGCAGGCGGAATGTTGAACGTCGAGGAGCTGAACCCCGTTGCGGCCTGTCCGTAGATGGATAGAATCTGATGCGCGTTAGACGCAGCACCCGACGGATTTACCAGGGACGCAAAGTGCGCCACATCCTCCTGCGCGGCCTGATAGATGGCCGCGAGCGTCTGAATATTGGAGACCCCGGGCAGATTGATAACGTTTTGGGGATTTCCCGCTCTCAACATTTGCAGGACTTGGTTCTCCAGCATCTGCAATTCACGAAGAGCAGACAATTTTGTGTTGATCTCCGTGTTAGCTTCCGATATCGCCTGCTCGCCCTGCTTTATATAAGAAAGGATCGCGTGCGCAATCGCGGTCCAGTCCACCACGGGCAAAATTCCGGCGTACACTTGGGACGCCAGAATAAGAAAAAAGAGAACTAGTCTTTTCATTTGACGATCAGCAACGTTCTCCCGTGGCTCCTGCTCATCGCCCAAAACTGGACCACTTCCACGACCTGACTCGACGCCTCAATCAAAGTTCCATCAGGATCGGTATGCGCCGGGACCGGAATAGTCACGTACTTCCGCTTGAGACCGGCCGCCGCGTTCGCCGGTTTCGGATCCCGACCCTCGATCTCGCCCCAGTACCAGCGCTTTACACTGTCGCTGGCACCCAAGTCGTAAAAATTGCGGGCAATCGCCTTTTCTCTATTGCCGAGCACTGAGAATTGCTGATTCGCCGTTTGTGTATTTGGCAGTTTCGGCGTCGAGCAACTCGCCATTGCCGTTGCGGCCGTCGCCATTGCTATGAATCTTTTCAACATGTTGTCTCCTCTCAAAATCGACGCCGCTGGAGCTCGTCATCTGCTCCACCTCGTCGGACAAAACTAATCTTCCAATCGTAAATTTCGGTTCCGCTTCAGTGAGCGACACGTAACAAAAACCCGAATGCGCGTCGTCTTGGCCGCGCTGGTCTTCCGGTTTGGGGAATCGCTGAATGCGGTCCTTAACAGGCTCGGGTAACTTGATGAATTGCGAGAACCTATTTAGCTCGTCACGATTCTGATTGCGCAAGAGGAACAAACCCGAGGAGTTCCCAATGATCGCGTTCGCCACGCTGGAATCGCTATCTAGAATGCCCGAGTATTGCTGCGCCACACTGACAATTTGCGTGCTGTACTTGCGCGCCGTCTGGTAACAGGATTTGACGACCTTCGCGCCATCCGGAACGTCGAGAAATGATGATAGTTCCTCGATCACGATTTGCTTCGCTATATCCCGAGGCATCGATGTGATGAGGCCCAAAACTCTTGAGATAATGATGAAGCCTGCGACGTCGAGCAGTTCAGGCTCATCCTGGGCCACCTTTCCCAACTCGAGATGGACTATTCTCAGCGGATCGTCCGCTTTAATGTCGCTGGTTCCGAAGGTGAAATTTGACGGTCCATCCAAGAACTCACCATAATTACCTCCGCGTAACCACGGCCGGAGGAGAGTGGCCAAACCAGCATAAACCTCCTGATGCGGTCCCTTCTGATTAGCGTTCGCCGTGCAAAAATCCTGCAGCGTCGACAAGGTTGGAAATTCCTTCGCAGTGAAATATTTGAACGCCAGATTGCGTGTCAGATGTTCCGTCTCAGGATTCCTGTCCAATGCTAACGCTGCGTCCGGATCCGTTATGCCGAGTGCCGCAGCAGCCTCCTGGCAAACCTCAAAATGCATCTCCGGGTTCGCATTTCTCCAGCGCCGATATCGCGAAGCGTACAGTTCCGAGATGGCTTCAGAAAGGATTGCATGGCGCAGCTTGTCGCGATCCTCGTCCTGGGATCTCCCGACCAAAAGATGGCAAAGCGACGTAGCCGCGTTTTTCTGATGAGAGGAAAGGGGACCGCCTGAAGTATCGAAGATGTTAAAACAATATCCGCCCTTCGAGGTGATGATGAGCGGCCGGCTGCGCGGATCGAGTCGGCGACAGGTCTCCACGTAACTCAGACCATTGTCGATCACGACTGCGAGCCGGAACATCAAGGCCTGAAGCAAAAGCAGTTGTGTTAAAACGCTTTTCCCTGATCCCGTTGTTCCGAGAATTAGCCAATGGAGAGGCTCCTGGCCAGAGAAGAAACGGCCACCCATCAAGCCATTGCAATCGTTGTCACAGATCCAATCAGCCCGCTCCAGGTCCGCTTTCGGCGAAGATCCGGTTGGCAGCATGTTGGCGAGATTCTTGTCATCTATCCGGTGCCAAAAATCGGAATATTTCACCCAGAGTCCGATCCCTGGCACCCCGCAATTATAGAAGCCCAGGACACTCGTCGGGACCATCGGCCGATGCCATTCAGCACCAGTTTTGGCTATCACTGCCCGCACACCCTCCATCTTCTTATCAAGACCGTCCGCAGTACGATCACGTGCCAGAACGATAATCTGACAGGAGTAGGGGATTGTCTGGGCCGACATCAGCCGGCGCATCCGGTCACGGTGCTTATCCAACCCTACCTCACTGACGAGGCTCGGATTGTTGACGTCTATATTAGACATCAACTTGGAAAACCTCGCCTCTTCATGGCGCATCTCGCTCTCGACGTCGAGCGCCACGGCGTTGACGACCACCCGTAAACCTGGAATTGCGAGGTGAAGAAACGGATCCATGGTCGTTTGCCGCGTACGCCCCGGCATCGACTTGAAAACCATCAACCCGTAGTAATAGCCGTCGATGCACAGACCGTGGTCGGGAGATTGCCTGTGGCTTATTTCCGAGAACTGGCTCAACTCTTGGATCGTGCGAAACCAATCAGGTTCGCCGGCCAGTAGCGGCAGCGCTGCAGGACTCCAGTAGCCCACCTTGTCCCTGTAATGCGCCATGTTATCCATCGGCGTGATGCCGCCCCCGTAGGCTTTTAAAAGCAGATTAACGTAAACAGCACGCTGATCGAACGAACGCTCGATCACTTTGAAAACTTCCTTAAACCCTCGGATTCTCTTCCCGGACTCCGTCTGAAGTTTCTCTATGCGCGTCGAGAAAAAAATCCTAACGTTGCTCTTAATTAGCTTCCCAGATTGCATCCGATCGCGATAGCGCTCCACAAGTTCCGTCCGCACGCTTCTGGTGATATCCGGACAATTGGCCGCTAACGTTTTGCCTTCAAAACGGTCCACGTCCTCGCCAAATTCGTTGCTGGTGAAATATTGAATCTGGATGCGCTCCTCCGCACCGACCCTCGCCAACATCATTCGCAAATCGGTTTGCAGATCCAGATATGCCTGAGGGTCTGAAGCGCTCAAGTCGGGGAAGCTCGCCACATAACCGCGACTAATGATTCCCCCTTGCCCGAGATGGCCGTAAATTTCGTACCCTTGGTAGAAATACCCATCTGGTAGCTGGATACTCTGCTCAGACATATTCGGAGGGGTGAGGAGGCCGAGCGACCCTGATGTTGAATTGTGGCGCTCGCTGAATGATCCCGTTTCGAAACATCCAGCACCTCAGTTTGAACCGGCCGAACAATAACCAATCCAGTGTATAGGATGGTGCCTTACCATTCACACAGGTCGTAACCCAAAGCGCCATCAGACCCATCGGAATCAGACTTACCGCGACAGTTGGCCAGAAATCTACGCCGGCAGACGACAAGATCTTAAACAGCATTAAGAATAGAAATGCTCCGACGACCACCAACGCGGCATAACGCCCCTGGAAAACCCAAAACCTGGGTTTCCCCTCTCTGGCACAGTCATTTTCATTGAACTCAAGCATCAGTTCGGGTTCGTTGGATTGACCGTTATGGTGCTACCAAAAGCGGCAAACAAATAGGTGCTAAGGGCGAAAGCAGCCGCCGCCACACCCGCGCAGATAAGCGCCACTTTCATGCTTCCCAAGCTCCGCTCCCCGGCCGCAGCAAGTCCGGCAAACAGAAGCATTCCCCCAGAGGCTATAAATCCGACTAGCTGGATCACTCCAGCAAGTGCGTTCATGCCCGCAGCGACAGCCGCAAGCATCCCAAACAAATCAAACGAAATCATGTGAATCATACATCCTACTTTCCTATTATTTTTCCTTTCACAGATCCAACGCGAACCAGGCGCACCCAACCATCCCGGACACACCAAGAATGATTAAGGCCAACCGAAGCCGAAAATCTGCGTGCCAGGCAAACGCGAAACCGACCGCGCCTCCGGACACGACACCACCGAAATAAGGGAGAAAATCCATATATTTCTTGTACCTATTGGACAAGTTCAGTACAACTTCGCGTTTCCGATGTCAAATCGAAAAGTTGAACAAAAAAGACAAGTATGTAAAAATGGACGCGTGAACCGGCTTTCAGATACCCTTTCACCGATGCCACCGGAAGCGCTCGACCGCCTAATGGCCGAGCTGAAAGCTTGGTTTAAGACGCATCGTGGAGAGCAAAAGAAGCTAGCTGATCAGCTTGATGTCAGTGAAGCACTCCTCTCGAACTGGTTGGCCAGGCGAAAAGATCCTGGCCTGAAGAACTACCTACTGATGCAAGACTTCGCCAAGAAGCATCGAATCAAGCCGCAAAAGCGCGATTGATTCCTCATGAATCCATCAACCAAATCCGCGTTCCCTAAGATTCAAGGACGCATTGACCCGGTCATCGCTCAGAAGATCGCTGCCGCAACCAAAGCCGTGAAATTGGCCGAGCCAAGGGAAACCCTGCCGCCGCAGGGGCCAGCGTCGTTACCGGCCAGCGTCGAATTGTGGTTTGAGGCCGTCGACAGGGCCGACCGCGAGGTCTTCGGATGGACGATTATGGCGACCCGGGGGCCGAAAACCAAGGCCGTACTTATCACCTTAAACCGGCATCATTTTTTAGTTAAGAAATCCATCGAACACGGCGACGGCCCGACGCTCGGGTTACTCGCCGGGCTGTGTCTCGCCGAGCTCCTTCTCGTGCGCCAGAAACGCGAGCCGTGGATCGCAGCAACGCTGGCCAAACTCCGAGAAACTCTGCTGCCCGAACACAAGCGGACAATCCAAGGTGTTCAATTCTTAGGGCAGACCCTGGCCGGTTCCGATCTGTTTATCCGCATAAGCACAGAACTGACCGCGCCTGAAGGCGCTGAGGTTGGAAAACACCAAGTCGGGACAGTGAACCTCGAGCAGGACGAGCCGCAATCATGAGTCTAGCGAAAAAGAACCTGGTCAAGGTGGCCGTGGCGCTCCCGATCCGGTCCTCGCTCCCGATCCGGCCCTCGCTTCCGGACCAGCCAGAGCCGCCACTTGAAAACGTCCCGCCTCACAAAGCGTTGGCCCGCGCCAATGCACGACACGCCAAACTGACTGAAGAGTTGCGGGCCCTGAAGTCGGACTTCGCCGCCGAGAACATTCGAGCACAGCAAACAAGAACCCCGATACCGACAAGCCGCATTACGCACGTCGAGACCAGGCGCCGGGAACTGCACCTGGAGTTGGAGTCAACCCAGGCCGATATCGGCCGCCTAAATAAGCTGGTCAGGGAACGCAAGGCCGCAGGAAAGGGCAACGGCTCGAGGCAACCGGCGCCACCCAAGGCCATGCCGTTTCGTGACGACCCTGAGTTTCCCATCTACGTGATGCTGGCCTGCAAGGAAGTGCTTGCTCCTGATCTGCACGCACAGGTTATTCGCTGCGCAAAGGCGTTGATGGCTGACGCGCGCCAGAATGGTGTTAATGACTAGCGGGCCAGAGCTGCAGTCGCGTTTCCGCCGGCACCGCGAGCAGACTGCCATGGTGTCTGGTTATCCTCTGGGAGGTCACGAATGGGAAGGGTGGCGGTGGCCTGGCCGGCGTGTTGGTTCTCCGAGATCCCGATCGATACCTTGGCCGGCTCCTCGCGCCGTTCCGGAAGTAACGGTCGCTCCAGGGCCGCGACGGGCCGTCATCAGTTGTCGCTATACAGGGCGCATCCAAACCGGATTACACCTTCGCGCTCCGCGAAATCGGTGTAAATCTCCACCCCGTCGATCACAAAGAAAACCTCAGTGTCCCAGGTGATTTCGAGACCCAATTCCTCAAACAGCTCGTGCCAGGTGCACAGACCTACGTAAGCCCATTCGGGCTTTATCCCCGTTTTCTCGCGGAACCTGTTTATCGCTTCCACTACTTCGCTCTTCGTCATACCGGCCCCCTTCATGAGCCTTCGAATTCAACAAGGTTGTCCGCCGGACAACCTTGTCTTGGACCACTCACAGAGACGCGGGCTGGAGCTCTGTTTGATCCATAATTGCTTCCACGATGATCAGTGAATAGCCGGCCGGTGTTCCAAGGCCAGCCAGCGCGGGCTCTCAAGTCCCTGGTTTATCCCCAGCAGTTTCTCCAACGATTTGTTCCGATCGTTCGCCGCTTTAAGCAGCGCCCTCAGATCCCTAATCTCTTTTCCCATTTCACTCTTCTCTTTGGAGTATGTCCTTAAAATTTCGTGCAGCTTTTGTATTTCGCCGTCCTGGGCCTCCATTAACACGGCTCGCGATTTCTCCAGAAATGTCGGCGGCCACTCCTTCTCCCAATCATCACACTGCCGGATAAATTTCAGCAGATAGCTTTTCACAAGCGCTCCTCCCTGCTTTACTCGCCTGCCGTTGCGCTCTAACCGCTCGTTATCCTCAAACAACTCCAGGTTTTCTTCTCGTAACTCTGCATCCGACTGAGGCGCAGCATCCTCCCGACCCCGCTTGTACTTCTCTAATTCCCACTCCAACTGGCGGATCCTGTTGCGCAGATAAAGCAAATCGTCATTCATCGGCCTCAAAGTAATCCCTTTAGACCGCCTTGCGCACGCCTCCACCTCGCCGCGTGCCTTTCGCTATCTTCGACACACTCGACTCCGAGATCCCGAAGCGCTCGCCAATCGCTCGCAGCGTCTCCCCCGCTCCCCGCGCCTTGACAATCTTCGCTACCGTCCCGGCCGGCGTCGGGTCTTTCCGCAGACCTCCCCCGCGAGGCACATCTTTAATCACCGGGTGTTCGTCCAAAAACCGGCTCAAACACTTCGCCGTAAATCGCCCAGGCGCACGAGCCTCTTCTTCCCATTTCTGTAGCGTCCCTAACGCTATCTCCCCAAAGTCCAGACGCCCTAACACCTCTACCGCCCCACGCTGACTCAGACCGTTCCGGATCCGCCAGGCCACCAAACGTTTCATCAAAACCTTATTCTCATTCACTCTTGCCGACTGTCGTACAAAAGAGGGATCTGTCAAGAGTGGGAATTTTTATTAAGCAGCAAACTTAGTGACCACCTCGGAACTTTTCGGAACGCGGACACATCGATTTGTGCGTCTGCACGAGTTATCGCACTTCGAGAGCCGGACCATCCACCACAAGGAAGGACCACCCACCACCCGACCACCACACCTACCTTCTGATCAGTGGATGCGTGCCACCCCTTCACGATGGGAAGAGATGCTAACGAACCACTCGAAACCTATTTGTGCATCACCTAAAAGATAGTACTTGACACATAGAACAGGAGTGCTATATTGATAGCCAGACAAAGGAAATCACCTATGAACAAAAACACTTCTTACAGAGTATCGGATGGCAACGAAATCTTGCGAGACTTCGCGAGCCGTAAAGAAGCCGTCGAGTATCTCAAGCAGTACAACCAAGCTCGCTTCGGTGAGTACAGGCAATTCTCGAATCCGATTGGATTCTACGTGTCGAAACTCGGGCTAGACGGATGGGAGCAAATATGAACACCACTGCTTACCTCGCAGAATACAGGAAAAACATGGAAGCCGCTTCTTACGATGGCGACGCTATCCAGACTGCCTCTGGATGGGACATCATCAATAACGAAGACCAATTCATTGGCTTCGTTCTCGACGGCAAGCTGGTCGAGCTGGAGTTGTCCGGACTCAAGTTTCACAAGTTCCCGTTCCGCGCGGATTTGGACGACTCAACTAGAGAACGCTTAACTCAATCAACCGTTATGAAAGACAAACGCTTATTCCCGGAGTACAGAGGATTCGAATTCTGGCTCGTAGAACTCTTTGCTGGATACGGCCACGAAGATTCACCTAACTACGGATACGTTTTAAGAAGTGTCGGAGAAAGATCCGCATCCAGTTTAAGCGGAGGAGCCTACGCAACCAAGCATGAAGCAACCAAGGCAGCCTTCGCCAGGATAGAGACCTTAACATTCGATCGGTAAGGAGATCTATGAAATCAGACACTTACGAAATCGTGACCAACAAAATCCTGGCACAGCTTGAGAAAGGCGTTGTGCCATGGCGCAATCCAAGAAAGGGTCGGGCGATAGCTGGGCAGTTTGCCCAGAACCTTGTCAGCCATCGTCCGTATCACGGCTGCAATTTCTGGATCTTGAACTACGGGACCGAATTTAAATCGCCGTACTGGCTTTCGTTCAAGCAAGCGATCGACTTAGGCGGAAACGTCCGCAAAGGCGAGCATGGAACTCCAGTTGTGTTCTGGAAGTTCTTCCAGACGGAAAACAAGGAGACGGGTAAAACCAAGAATATTCCCATGCTTCGCTACTACACCGTCTTTAATCTTGAACAGACGGAGAATGTTAAGCAGCCCGAGCCGGTCGCGCTTCCTGACTTTCACCCGATCGAATCAGCGCAAGCGATTCTGGACGCCATGCCGAACAAGCCAAAGATCGAGACAGGGGAACCGCAAAGGGGAGGGTCCGCTGGTTGCTACAGCCCGTCTGACGACACGGTGACAATGCCAGACGCGAGAGACTTCCGTTCCAGCGAATCATTTTATGCGGTTCTCTTCCACGAGCTAGGGCACGCGACCGGGCATCGGACGCGTCTCGATCGCATGCAAGGCGACACTGCTTGGTCCAAGTTCGGCTCGAAGCCTTACGCGCAAGAGGAGCTTGTTGCTGAGCTTACGAGCGGGTATCTGTGCGCAACGTGCCAGATCTTCGATGTGATCGAGGAGAACACCGCAGCCTACATCGGCTCTTGGATCAAGACCTTGAAAAATGATTCAACCTTGTTCGTCCACGCAGCCGGCAAAGCGCAACACGCTGCCGACTGGATCTTGAACACTCGGGCTGAACAAGCGCTACTCGAAGCAGCAGCATGAGCTTGATTCCGAAACCGCTCTCCCAAGCGGAGGGCGGAACGGAGTTAAGACACTCCAGAAAACAATGAAAACAGAGACACACAATTTTGACTTAGGCGAACGCGTCACCGTGTTCAACAAGTTTGGCCGCAAGTTCGAGATAGAAGGCATGGCCACCATACAAGAAATCTGGCCAGGAGAATCCTGAAGTGTACCTCGCGTATCTCAATCGGTTTCAAACAGCGTGACTCTTCGGCTCCTAATGCCGATCTCCTCGGAGGTCGGCAAAGGAGCTTAGACTCCAAAACAAAGGAGAATATGAACAGCAACATCAAAGTTAAATCGAACGGCGAGCATGTCGTTGTCCTGCAAATGAGCCCGAGTGAAGCGCGACTGGTCAGCGAAGCGCTGGCCGCTGCCTCACAACCACAAAGCGAAATCGGACTCGCACTGTCCCGCTGGTATCGCGAGCAGTCTGAAACTCTGCTCATCCAAGCGAACGAAGCGGCGGAATGCCAGAACGAGGAACACTCTCGGCCTGAGTCATTCGACAAGCTCAGACCAGGACTCGAGGCGAAGGCCTGCAACCACGATTCGCTCGTAATTTACTAAGGAAAGGACAGTAGACAAAAGGGCCATTCTGTATAATGTTTCGCGCTTTCCTTATCGACGACCTACCCGCAAACCAAGCCCTAGAGCTGATTCTCTGTTTTTGCCAGTTTTCAAACATTAGACAAAATGAACACTCAACCACCAAAGCGACGATCTCGAACCCGGGAACACCTGACTGCGGATGAGGTTTCCAAGCTTCTAGTTGCCAGTAAGGATCCAAGCCTTTCCCGAAATTCGGAGCGAGACTACTGCTTGATTCTCTTGATGGTCCGCCACGGATTACGCGTATCAGAAGCATGTAAACTCAAGCTGTCGGACGTGAACCTGCGCGAAAAGATGCTGCACGTAAAACGCCTCAAGAGCGGAGTATCAACAACGCACCCGCTTTACAATGGTGAAGTCAAAGCGATTAAAGATTGGCTGGCTGTTCGCCAGGTGATGAGCATGGAAGCGTTAAAGCTCGGCGCCGGCGATACTCTGTTTATCTCTGAACGACGAGCTCCGTTATCGCGCGCGATCGTTTGGGTGCTCATCCAGAAATACGCCAAGGCCTCCGGGCTCGACGATCTCAACATTCACCCACACATGCTACGACACGCTTGCGGCTACGATTTAGCTAACCGAGGCGTGGACACCCGGGGTATTCAAGGTTACCTCGGACACCAGAACATCCAGCACACAGTCAGATACACCGCTCTCTCACCCAATCGGTTTGCCAACTACTACTAAAGCTTTAAAAGCCGAATCGAGGCAGCGCGAGAAGGTCGTGTTTGCAGGAAGCGAAAGACGGACGACACCTCGGCCTAGTCGGCGGATTCGGCTTGCGAGGCGCTTGTGGTACTTTAGGGCGAAGCGATGAAATACATTGTTGAGGCCTTTATATGGGACGACGAGTTTACATGCGACGTCAACTCACCAGAGGATCTCCTCGAATACATGCGTCACGCTGCTTCTGAAATCTGCGTTGAAGCCCGTCGTGTTCGGGAATCAGAGAACGAGAATGAAGGTGGGTATGAGCCAGTTGATAACGAAGTTGTTTACCTGATTCTGAAGGACATCTCTTGGAAGTCCGAAGACCATGAGATTGAATCAGACGACGCACGCCTAGCTGAATCGGAGTGACTCTGTGAAGCTCGGCGAGTTGCGGCGCCAGCCGGCAGCAGTAGCATTAAAGTCCATGATAGAGAAAGCTCGCCTTGAAGAATTCCAAACACGAAGTCTCCCCAAGCAAGCTCGAAAAGCTCAAAAACTCGTCAGTAATGAGACCATCATCGCCTGGATGCGTTTCTATGAAGCTCGGCTAGGAAGCTTGTCGTTAAACTACTACGTGCCCGCTTCGGAACTGTTCAGAGATTTCCCGAACGTGAAAGAGGATGTTCACGCGTACGCTGCCAGGAGATCGCTTTCAATCGGGTCGCATATCGCCCCGGAAATACCCGGGCTTCGACCGGAGGAAACCGAGTTCGTGATGTTCAATGGCTGGATATGGCGGCTTTTTCATTTCAGCGGCCTCGACCTTCGCGCCGAAGGGGATTTGAAAGCTTTCCACGCTCTCAACCCGAACCTGATTATTGACTCGGCGATGGTCGTCTATAGCGAATCGCACCCGGTTCTGGGCCGCATCAAAATGAGGTTGAACGGCGTGAAAATCAAAAGCACCCGCAAACGTCAGCGTCAACCGCGCGAGGCGCTTCCACCCCGGGAGACGGATTACAACCCAGCACCTCCACCACCGGCATCTCCCACGTCCGAGCGCGAAATGCTGCTGAACAAGGTGCAGACAAGCGGTGCAACCGGTGGTCATATCTCGCGTGAAACCTGGGACGAGTTGCGTGAGCCGGAGATTATCTGCCAGCCCGATCCTGTTGCGCCACCGGTGAACCCGTACGTCAACACGGCGCAGGATTATATGCGCCGAAAGCTCAACGGACGGCGCTAAAGAGCTCGCGAGCGCGGTCCGCGGCGGGGGAGACTGCATGAGGCAGACGCGGGATACAATACGCGCGACCCCCTTCCTAAAGGGTAACCCTTTTTGGGGGTTAGGGTCTTTTCTCCGAATGTTTTTCCAAGAACACATTTCCTTCTGATTTTTGACCGTCAGGAGGAGTTTAGCAGTTTGGCAGTACCCCCCTTACAGGGGGGATACTGCGCCAAACAGATCCCCTCCTCCGTTCCTGTGCGGTTTGGCGACGTGAAAATAACTGTTTGGCAGAGGAGTTTGGCAGTCTGCAAAACTCCTCGTTTTCATAGGAGAAATGAGGATACAAGCGATGAGTTTGGCAACAGTTTGGCAAGAGTGTCTGCCAAACAGTTCGGGGTGTCGAGATCGGCGAAATATTCGCGAAAAACTAAAACCGCGACTGCCAAACTCATGCTAAGTGGTTGGAGGGCAACGGGTTAACTGCTGCCAAACTGATCAAAAAACCGATGAGTTTGGCAGTTGACCAAACAGCTGCCAAACAGCTGCCAAACAGTTCATTTTTGGTGAAGCGAGCGCGACAAAACCCGTATGGCACGCGACAAAACGGTTTTGTCGGCAGAATGTTTATGAATTTCCGCGAGCGATCTTGGCCCGGTGTTTGACACCTACGGTCTGGCCGAGGATCTGGAGGTCTCGCCACTCACCACTGCTGCGCGGCCGGGCAGCTGATCGCTGGAATGTGACGGCAGCGCAAAAGCATTCGTACATCTCGTCAATGAGGCCCCACTTTAGCGGCATTCGTTTTACGCGGGCACTGCAATTGGGGCACCGGAACGGCAGCGAGGTGATGCGATCTGGTGGCGTTCCCTCTGGCCAGACGTAGTCCGGGTCGGTACCGAGGTAGACCATCACCGGTGGATCTTCTTCCTGGGTAACTCCGTTTGCCGCTTTAGCCGCCGCGATGGAGAGCGTCAGGAACGCGGCCTCGGTTTCGTCTTTACCGTAGATCACGCTTTGGATCCCGGTGGCCGAGTCGACAGACATGGAGCTGTCCCCGTAGGTAAAAACTGTCCCATCATCACTGATGTCAATTTTTTGGCTAAGCCCGAGTCGTTTTTTCAGGTAGGCTTTCCCGCGGGCGTTGAGCTTCATGGGATGCCCGGTAAACGGGTCCATATCCATTCCGTTTCGTGGAACCGGGCGCTTGGCCTCGCTCGCGTACAACGATTGAAATGATCGCCACTGATCCGGCGATGTATAGATACCGGCATGATTTAGGTGAGAGACGACTGTGCATTGACACGTCTGGATAATCGCTTCCAGATCCTTGGCCCGGAACGTCATCACTGGTTGGCTGCATTCCGGACAGTCAAATAGACTCCAGACACCCGCCTCTAGCATATCGGCTTTGGTGGCGCCCCATTGCTGGTCGGGTAACGGCGTCGGCAGGACCGTGCCTCTGCGGATGATGCCCGGTTCGCCGGCGACCAGGCCAAAAACATTCAGCGACTTGTCCAGGAAAATTCCCTGCTCCTGTTCTTTGGTTGATGCGTCAATTTTCATCATCTTGTGAACACTGGATAACAGCTTTATGTCCGCTTGATCCCTTTTGGCCTGATTTATTAATGCGCAGCTCTTTGACTTTCCCTTCAACAATGAGTTGGTTGAGGGCGGTTCGCGCCAGCTTTTCCCCGACCTTGCATGTTTTGCGTATTTTAAGGAGGACGGTATCTTTCAATTCCGGATCAACGATTGGAACTTGGGCGAGAGCCTCATCAGGCTCGGCATTTTTGACTCCTGTCTTTTTGCTGGCACTATTAATCTGTTCATCGGTTGCGGTTTCCCACCGCAGGACTCCCGGCACGCTGGACCATGCAAAATAACGTTCGAAAGCGTTCTCCCACCCGATGCGTTTACCGCGTTTGGCTGCAATAAACTTAAAGAGCGTCATATTCTCGGACTCAGGCTTAATTGCCAGGATTGCCCGAGCCCAATTGGTGATACATGCAGCACCTGCGCCATGATATGCCCAATCCCACAGAGAGTATTTTTCGGTATTCTGAAAATTAGTTTTGGCGGTATGATGGATAAGGATCGCGCCGAGACGGAACTCTGAAAGGATTGGGTTAAGCCACTCGTTCAAGAATTTGGTACAAGCGTTAGTATCCTTTACGTCGGCGCCGAGAAACACCCCATACGGATTAATAATCACCAAATCGAACGGTTTATTGGCGTCTCTAGCTTCGGTTAGGCGCGTTTTTAGCGCCTGAATGAACTTGTAGCTGACAAGATCATTACAACGGATAAGTTCAGTGTTTTCCTCAACAGAAATCTTTTGTTCTGGGGTTAGTTCTAAGTGGTTCATTACCTGAGCCATTTCGCTGCAATCGCCAGCATCGTCTTCGGATTGAACGATAAGAATTCGGAGTTTCCCGTTGGGCTTGATACCGAACGCAACGAGGCCGCAACACCAGAGGATGGCCATTTGCAAAGAGAGTGTCGATTTACCCATTCCGGAGGGTGCAACCACGAACATACCACCGGATCGGCAAAGATAACGCAGTCCTAGTAACGTTTGAGTTGGATCAATCGCTTCATTTGCGTACCAAGCCAGTGAATGTCCTGGTTTGAATTTAGGCGGGTGGTCACCATTAGTTGCCGGCTGACTTTTCGGCTGATCGGGGATTTCTGGGCCGGTTTGCGGCCAATCGGTTCTATATTTCGTCCCTCGGCTCATATTTGGGTTCCGATAGCGTCAGGGTTGAAAAAATAGACGGTCTGACGTTTGCCGTTGTCCCTGGTGCCCTCTGGCATCCTGACGAACTGGCTTTTACACCACGTCGCAGGATCAGCTCCGATGATGTGGGCGTACTCCATGAACTGGCGCAATGTGGGTTCAGCTTGGCCTGCGCAATAAAACCAGCCGTGAACGCTTTTACCTGCGGAATGGACCGCCAGCACCAATGGGGCTCGTTCGGCCAAGTTCGCTAGCAGTGCTGCACATGCGTCAGCAACGCTGACGCCATCCGCCTCCCAGGCGAGCACCATTGGTGCCCATTCGCTGTCGGTAACTCCGTCGCGGGCTTTGACGCTGAAATCGAACTCTACGACGAGGAACCGCCGCGGGCCGGTGTTATCGAGACAATGCTCGCTCTGTTTCCCGTCGGTTGTTGTGCCCTTTACTCGGGCCATTGGGGAAGGAACGATGAACTGGCAGTTAGAGAGCCGCCCGCGCCATACCTCGCGGCGCCGGGTTCCGAACGTGTATGCAGATTTGCCGACACACAAGAGAGGGTTGCCCGGGAAGAGGTGGTCGATAATCTCCTCGGTAAACGGCCCAAGCCCTTCCACGGTTACCGTTGAGGTAATCCATGCCGGATCACCGGTTCGACTGAGCTCACCGTCGAAGTCCTCCTGATCAGTGGGAGGCTCAGACTGAGTCTCGTACCGAACAGGCGAGGTCTCCCAGAGGTCATACAGTCCAAACCCGCCTTGAACTATCTCGTCGATCTGGAGCTTGTTACGGTCGGGCCAAATCGATTTAGCCGGGTGCGACACGTAACCCGATCCCCCGTAATTCGGCTGCCAGGCGCAGTCCTTAGAATGGTGCACGGCTTCAATCAACTCTCTGTCGGGCACATGGCGCCCACACCCGTCGAGGGAGGCCTTTAGTAACCAGAAAATATCCTCCTCGCTGCGGTGGGCGTGCAATTGCCTGGCTACCCGGAAAATCCAACCGTGAACACCTTCACCGGCCCGCGGCGGGCTAGCAATAAGGTCGTGCAAAAACTGCGGAAGGTCGGAAGACAAGCGAGTCATGGAAGTCCGACAGGAAGTGTCTTCTCCAATTTTGGCGGTTTCCCGGGCTCGAATTCCCACAACTCTGTCGTTTGAGGGCTCGATTCCAGAGCGTATAGGATTTTAGCGTTCCACCGATAGCAGAGCGTTTGGAGGGTTCCGAGCATCCATTGTCGGTATTCGCGAACGTGCTTGGGCTTAGGCTGGCCGGTCCATTCAATGTACAGATGCAATTGGCTTCCAGGCTCCGGGATCTCGTCTAGAACGCAGACCATGCAACTGAGCGAACGCGAAAATTTGTGGCAGAATTTTAATTCGGCGATCAAAACGGGATCTCCAGCGGATCATCGTTTTCGTTGCGAGGGGCGTCCCGCATGAGAGGCGGGCGATTCCAGTTACGTTCCCGCTTTGGAGGGGCCTTGAAAGATTTGGAGGCAGGCCGCGCGAGTCTCGGAACGGGAGCCTCTTTTTTGCCGCTCTCCTGTTTTGGGCGAAGCACCAATCCAAAATACCGATCGCCCTGGTTAGTCCTCTTCTCATAGAGGTTTACCCAGAATTTCTCGCCAGATTCCAAGACAATTACGCCCGAATAGTCGGCCATCCAGTCTTCGGTTTTTTGAGCCTTGAAACAACTGGCGTGATTTCGCCTTGTTTCGCGCTCCTCAGGTCTTATCGTTGCCATCAGCTTATTCTAAATTGTGGACACGGGCTGACTTTTGCGAGTGTGGCCCGTTTCCATTTTTAAGGGTTAAGGGCATTGGGGGATGTTGCCTTTTTCGGTTTTCGGCGCTTGCGAGGTTCAGCGCTGCCTTGTGCTTGCAGATATTCGATTAGATGCCACGGCAGAATCCTCACGACTCTAGAGTTGAACCTGTGCACCCGTAACCGGCCGGCCTGGGCCTCGCGCTCTACAAATCTGTAGTCCGTGCCGAGGAAATCCCCAACCTCGTGGTACGTCGAGGCCTTTTGGAAAATGGGATGGTCAAAGGCGGTTTTAGACATCTGTGACAGAGTGTGAATAAGCGTATGATATACACCAAAGTTCTTGCACGCAACAGATTCTTGCTTAGTGTTTTGGTGTTGCATACACTTTCCCACATGGGCAGACCTCAAACACATACTGCGAGTCCGATCTTCAAATTGCGCGAGCAACTGGGTGGAGATCGCCCGTTACCTCAGCGAGAGATGGCAACGTTATTGGGCGTGTCTCCTGATAGCTTGAAATCTATTGAAATGGGGCGGATAAAATCGCTCACGCCGGCGCTCTTGCTTCGGATTGAGCAAAGGACGCATTCGGAATGGGATGCTGCGGAACAGGTCTGGTTCTTTCTGCATTCGCGCCCTCGCCAGCCAACGAATATGTCCCTGTTGCAGCAGTATACCGGCTTCCTTACAGACGCGGCGCCGATCCCAGAGACCGATCCAGAAATAATCAAAATGCGGGTCGACGGCTTATTCCAAGTGGTGCCTCGGGATCGTTGGATGAAATTGTTCTGGCACCTGCGCGACTGCCTGGAGGAATGCCGAGAAACGTTTGTTCCGGATGACGCAGGGGTGCGGCGTTTATTCAAAACAACGACCGATTACGTTCTTTTCCAAGGCCGGGACAAGGTTTGCAACATGTGCCGAAGTTACGATTGGCATCCGGACATGCGGGCATACGACAAGGCGGCCGCTAAATATTATCGAGCTCGGGCTAAGCGGTTAAGACGATCACCTAATCAGTCGGCAGTCGTACAGATCCAGTCTCCAGGCGGGGCGAGTGACGAGGCGCCAGAGCTGAAAAAGCGGAAGAAGCGGTCGCCCGTAAAACCAAAACCAAGATGACTAAGCCTCAGGACTTTTCACGTTTTGCCGGATGGACATGTCAGCAGCTCACCAAAGCGCGAGTTAAATATTTGGTCCCAGGGCCGCTGATATTAGGCCGAACTTTTTACGCCTGCGTTAATTTTCAAACCGCTAGGCGCTTCTGCAATGTTCGGCTTGATTATGGCCAAATCGATGGTGCTCCCTTCCAGGTCTACGACCTGTTTAACGACCTGCTCGAGCACGCTGCGAAAACGATCTTTAAAACCGAGCCATACCGTCAGACTTGGCAGGATTCCATAGACAGCTTGTCCCGTAGCGCCATCCTCCATTCTGGCGGGTTCCGATGGATTAGCGCTTTCCATGTTACCGACGAGTTCGCCGATCGATTTCTCGAGGTGACTGCCGCTGTCTATGGCAAAGCCCTCGAATGTTACATCCGGATTGGCTGCGACCGGTGGATTAGACAAGAATGGATTGCATTAGCCGCCAATATGTTTCGGGACTGGGAAGAAAAAAAGCGCGCGGCTATCGGCGAAACTCCAACCGATTTCGAGTCTGATCCAATCTGTTATCTGCATCCTGATCCCGATCTGACTAAACGCTCGTATCCGAGGTGGAGAAAGAGTGGATATAGCCAGTTTTACTACATCCATTCAGGACTCTGGATCTACGAAGTACACAAGGGAGGCTTGACCTTTAGCGCTTCTGGGCCGAGCTCCAAAAAACTAGGTCACTTTCCCACAGCGCTCGACGCTCAAAGAGCGTGTGAAGACGATTTCGCTCAGCACGGCTACAAGAATTATCGGCTAGGCGTCCCAATTGATCGCTCGGCGCTTCGGGCATTACCAGAAAAGAACTCTGCTCGGTCAGATGACGGTATTCCCAAAGTTGCCGAACTGCTGGCGCATGGAGGGACGTGTCCGATATGTCGATATGTTTACCGGAAGCGACGCGACCTCTATTACGGTAGCAATAACGGCACCGCGCATCGAGCGTTCCATCGCCAACATGTCCCCGTGCCAGAACCGCGTCTCGATGGTTATCCGCCTGGCGATATCCGCGTCGACCGCAAAAGCCCGCCCTGGCTGCACCAAATGGTTTATCAAAGAGCCAGGTATCTGCAGCAACAGGAACATTATGATTTCGTTCAATGGAATGAGGTCCGCGGAATAGCCGACAGTGAGTACACAAAAAACGTTCATGCGCTGCTCTTGGTCGAGGAACCGCAACTGGTTGTCGGTACTGCCTCCTTCAGTTGGATTCTTTGGAAAGATCACGCACCAGGCTGGCGTTTGAATTTTATCTGGATCGCCGGGACGTGGCGCCGAAAAGGCGTCCTATCTAAACGCTGGCCCGCCTGGCGGACCACCTACGGCGCCTTCAGCGTTGAACCGCCATGGAGTAAATACATGCGCGCGTTTCTGTGTAAAATGGGCGCGCCAAGCCCTATCCAGGCTGAGTGGATAAAGAACCATTCGGAAGTATCTGTCTGAATTATAGACCAAAAAACATTTTATGATCAAGTATCGTACATACACAAAAGTAGGGATGACAATTGCCGTCAAATGCGACAGGTGCGGCGCCACGCTTGCGCCTGAAGACTGGTTGGCGGCAGAGGTCGTTCACTGGGACAGGGATATCGGTGAGCGCGCTGATATGGAGATGCTCGGTGCCGATCCGGCAGGACAGCCGGAAGATGAAGACAACCAGGTTGAGTGCGGAGCGTGCATTGGGAATCACGACGCACCTGAGTATCCCGACGGTTGGGGGCCACCATCAGAAGAGGGCGTGGCCGTAATTGAGCGCATTACAGCAGACTTCCAGGAAGTGAAGTCAATCATCAAGACATGCGAAGAGGAGCGGCATGCTGCTATGGCTCGAGCTCCATTGTCCAAATGGAAAAACATTAACTTACCGCCCGATTACAGCCTGCACAGGCCGGGCGGAGAGATAATACGTCCCGATGAGGTTGAGAGCTATGTAGAGCAAGGAGAGACTATTGACATGCGCCATCACGGCAACCTTGTGGGCAATATCCGGCCACGGATGATAATCACACGCTTAGAACATCTGTCAAAACTGTTAAACGAAATCCGCAATAAGTACAACGACGCCCAAGCAAGGCGTAGATTACTTTTTGGATGGTCGCGGCGAGGCTAATGCCGGTCGCCAGGAAAAGTCTGGACTTGTGGGAGTAGAGGTCTCGCCAGGGCCAACCTCACGCGCCGACCTGCTCCAGGCCATCGTCACGATTGTACTGGAAATGCAACGGCAAGATCTAGGGCTGTCCAAAGAATACGCCAAGCTCATCGGGGAAAATCCGTGACGTATTTTCGATATATATCCAGGTTGATCCCGACGGCAGTAGAGAAATAATTGAAACCGACTCGTCCGAGTATCGTGAGCTCTACGAGGAATGGGATTTAACGCTGGAATCCTGGCAAGATGCGATCGTCCTTATTAACGCGGGGATTGCTGTCCGGGTGGAACTTTTAGATGCCGACAGTCTCGACGTTCTGTGTGTTGTTGAGCCCGGGCCTGAGCCGCATAGTCTCATATTCAGGGTGTCGCAATCGTACGATCTGCCACTCCTGAATAGCATTTGGGCGGGGCTGCCCTAATTTATGATCCGCACAGCTGAAGCTCAACGATTACCCAGCTGGCCCGCAGTCAGGATCGTGCGTGAGGCCGTAGCGACGCACAACGATCGACACGACGATGCGTGGCAACTCCACGCCGATACGAGCCCTTGGCCTGAAATTCATGCCTGCGTACTGCGTTTCCTGCGCCACCGGCTGTCGGGCTACGACGCCGAGCTGGACAACCTGGGGAGGTATGACGAGGAGCATCGCGATCAATTGGCGGCCGAGATTGCTCGGACAGCGGCGAGGCAATATCCATGGCTGGCCAATGACCCTCGTCCGTTTGAACCTGCTGAATCCACCGGGCATAGATTAGTATTGGACAACGGCTCTAGGAAGCTATCCGAGCTGCATAGCCGCCGGGACCAGATTCAATCAGCCATTCGAGACTTGCGCCGTGATCGCGACAAGCATCGCGAAAAATTGGCTGCGCTAGCAGAGGAACTGACCAAGGTTGAGGATCGGATCGAATATGTATTTGCATATTTCGAACGAACGCCACTAAGGACTGGGTACGGAGCCGTGCTGCGATTCAGTCGACGACCCAACGATCTTAGGTATTTTTTCGGTGGTCAAACGTTGCACAAAAATCATTTAATTGCTGAGAGGTTAACCTGTCCCCAGTGCTCCTGGCCTGTGATGAGAAGCAAACGCGCGGTGCCGTGTGGGCAAATGAGAAAAGCATTCGCCTTCTCGTGTGGATGCCTGACACTCCTAGCCGATCCGCCGCCGCGCGGGTATGTAATCCCAGCGTTTACGACTCAGATGTGGGAGCTGGCCGTTGCAGGGGAAACAGTGAACATATCATGAAAACCGAAAGCGAATACGACGATGACCGATTCCTGGATTATGTCGATGTCATGGAGTGGCGGACTCAGGTGTCTGCGGAAGAGGCGGAGGAATGGGCGTCAAATATGGAGCATTATCTAGAACAGATCGGGTTCGTTGAGCAACCTGGGTCGAGGGGATTCTTATCCTGGTCTCCGCGGGAATGATAACGACACCGCGGCGGGTTGCCCCAATATTCTGGCCCACTAAGGCGATCTCTTGATATCAATATACTAAGTGACCTTTAGCTTCTCCCGCTGGCGTTTAAACGATGGTGGAAACAGAAACGTCGCTGTGCAACTATTTCCGCCAATGAAAAAAGCTGATAAGAAGACGGAACCCAAAAAGAGCGCTCCAAAGAAAAAGTCGGCTTCAAAAAAGAAGCGCTAGGCCGTTTCCTTTTCTGCCGTGTCAGTCTGCTCCTTGGGCGAGCAAAGCTTTTGCGTCATCGGTCATGTGCTGGCGAGCCCATTGAGGCGGAAGGCCTTTAAGCTCGCGGCTATTTGTTGGGATTCCTCCACCGGTGCCGGCGGGGTGGGTGGACTTGTTTCTAGAGTAGGCGCAAAGCCATGTTCGGCCGGCCGCGGCTTTTGTTTTGGTTCGGGCTTTAGCAGCAACTGCCAATCGCCCTTGAGCGCGGCAAAGAATGATTTGCGCAAGGTTGACGCGTATTTGGGGTCTTGCATCACCTCGTCCTTTTCCATGACGTAGGCGGGCCCAAGTCGATGCAGGTAACCGTCAAGCTTGCGGGCCAGATCGCTTCTGGTCCCGTTTCTGGTGTTGATCAGGTAGCCGTACTTTTCGGCGCAATAGATTGCTACATCGAGCTCGGACGCGTCGTCGCCTGGCTTGGAGACACGCGCCGACGCGAGGGTGCCGTTACCGCTGGCGCCTCCCTCTTCCTTTTCTGGCGTGTAAACGAACTCGTGTGACGCCGGCAGCACCGGGTCGAGTGCATCCGCTGAAGAGGGTGGCTGAGAAATTTCGTTTGTTACCTTCCCATCCCCTTCTCCTGGTACAGCCGATAAAAACGACGACGACTCTTTCCGAGATGCGCGCCTGGCGCGCTTCTCGCTCGCGCGCTTCTTCGTCATCTTTGTGGTAATTTCTGCTGTAATCTCTGATCTATTAGTAGTTTGGCGGTTTTCGCCAATCTTGTTTGGCGTTTCGGTGCGCTCAGTTTGGCGTTTTGGTGCAGACCTTACCTCGGCCTCAGTTTGGCGTTTTGGTGCATACTTCTCATTGGCCAGACGCTTCGCTATGTACTCCTGCATTGCCTGATACGCTTGCTGGAAGCATCGATCGAAATTTTCCCACTGAATGCGGTAATGCGTCACCGCTGGGACTCTGGCGAGCGTTTCCTCTATGATGCCGGTTTCGCGGAGAAAGCGCCTGATCGAGTCCAGCTCGCGGCGAGTGAGAGTAGTCTCCTCGAACCATTCGGATGCGGATTTGTACACCCATCCGTCAGGGTCTGGGTTTTTCCTGGTACTCCAGTAGTAAAGCTGAGAAAGGAAAACACCCCCCGCGGCGCCACCAGCCATTAGTCCAAAAAGACGGTGAAAAGCTATGGTGGGTTCCAGGATGGTTAAAATCTCCGCCCTATTAAATGTTCGGGGCGAATTTGTCTTGTCGCCGGAGCGTTGTCCGGTAACAGGTTCTTCAGGTCGATTCTTCATTGTCTACTCAATGGGGTTTTGGCTCAGGTCGATGGTCCCGTTCACGCGGGGCCTTCGGCCGCTTTCTGTTAATGTGACTTTCGCATCTTTCGGATTGCCAACAACAGCGCATGAGCCGCTCCGGCGTACGTCCGCGTTTTCAATTCAACGTCGCAAAATTTCAGAGTGTCGATCGAGCCTTTCGGCAGAGATGACTGACATGTTTCCACCAGTCTGCACGCCTCGCTGATGGGAATTTCGCCACCCTCAAACGGAATTGTTGGCACTGGCTGGCAAGCCAGCCAATTGGAATAAGCCTCGACTGCCTCTACGAACGCCTCCCTGGCGGACATGGGTGTGGGTGGCGTTTTTGTCTGAGACGTTCTGGCGGTCGCGGCAGCTTGATTATGCATCCGACTTTAATAAATCACACGTGGTCATCTTCAAACGCGGAAGTGAAGCATCAATCCCGCTCCGACCAGAATCAGGCCGACAGTGGAAAGGTGAATAGGCCACACCGCTTTGACAAAGTCGACTTAGCTCACGGTTTCCAGTGTTGAAGAAACAACGTTAGTTGAGTGAACTGATTATTGGCCCACCAAATAATGGCGCTGCCAACCGCAACGTTCGTGCCGATGATCCAAAGGATGAGCTCCACACGCAGCTTTTGCATATCGGTTCTGACCGACTGAATATCGACTTTTAAAAGTGCGGCGTCTTCTCGGGTAGCCAGATGCTTGGCCAGTTCTTCAAAAATCGTGAGCTGGCGAGTGATTTCGGTTTCGTTCATCTCAAGCCCCTTCCCACCTTTCGAAACTTGTCAGGGTCTTCCAGAAAGTCGATGAGCTGGAGAGTTTGTTCTGAAGTGGGGTTGTGTTTTCGGGAGAACCAGTTTGTAACGGTCTGACGCTTTACATTCAAAATTCGAGACAACTCTGCGCGACGCCCGTGTTCGGCATCACACCATTTTTGAAGTTCAGAGATAAGATCGTTTGTTTTCGGATGCTCCGTTGTCACTCAACAATAGTACATTAAAGTTTGACAACTGCAACCATCTTTGTAGATTGAACGAAAATAAAGCGGCCGCCTGGCAGAGTTGGTACCTCCGCAAGACGGCCTGACCAACAATGGAAAGGATGAGTTTCCTATGCAGGCTGCATCTCGTTTTAGCGGCATTCTCCGCCGCGATCAAAAAGATTTAAATGGCAACCCGGTGGTCGTTCCAATCCTGAGGAGTCACTACAGGCCCATCAACATCCAGCACTGGCGTAAACAGCGTATCTTTGCCGCGATCCATATGGGAGGTTTGTTGTGACCGACCCTGCCGAGAAAACGTTCCAGATCGAGCTCACGGAAAGTCAGCTTAATCTAATCATCAGTGCGCTCTCTTGGATCGAGAAACGCCAGTTGTATCTGGAAGTTCTGGCTCGCAACCATGGGCGGGACAAGGAAGCTCTCGCCCGCCGCGAAAGCGCCACGGCGACGGTGGCCTTGTCCGAGAAACTTTATGCGATCGGCGCGAAGGAGGCACAATGACTCGCGCTCAGAAACTGGCTGCGTTTCAGGACTGCCTCAGCAAGGTGCCCGGCTTAAAAACTGGGAGCGAGCTCGAAGAGTCTCAACCTACCGCCAGGCTGAACTTCGATCACCCTCACGGTTATCGAGACTGCTGGCGCATCATCGGACCCTCGAGCGTGCCAGGCTTCTATAATGTGGTTTCTACGTTCAGGCTCGATGCATACACCCAAAGCAACGTTCGGGCGACGTTCCACCTCTGCCTACACGAGAGCGAGTTCACCCGGATCCACTAAATGAGCGTGCTAATATTTCTGATCGCCTTTGCTGTGCTTGTCGGAATCGTCCTTAAGCCAAACCTGTGATGAAGCTTTTCCATGCTTTCCTTACTGGCGTTAGCCACGGCGGCTCATGGACAGACCATGGCTGCGCTCGAGACAACAATAAAAATCTGGCTAAATTACAAAGATAACCCAACATCATGACAGACGAAGAATTTGACGCAATTATTGAATCGGCTTGGCAGGAGGCGAGGAATAACCCCGATCAAGACACGGACGACATGGACCCAGCGGAGTTAGCTTTGCAAGTGCACAGTGACCTATTTGAGGCGCGCTACCACGAACTGTGCACCAGAGGCAATGTCACGGAGGCTGAGGTCAAAGAAGTCATGGCGATGAAGCAAGCTCTCATGGCTTACGCCATCCTCCGGGCACAGGAAGGCTATGAAACCGTCATCGCGGTAGGGCGATGTGCTAATCCTGAGAGGCTATCAACTGACGCGCGAGCCGGGTTATCAAAGACTTTGGTACAGGCCTTCACGTCCTTAACTCCACTGGATGACGCAGCACCTCTTGCTAGGCAGATATTGACTGGTCTTGGACTACCTACTTCTATCGAGGAGTTTGAAGACTATGACGGAAACAACTGCAGAATTAAGATCGACTATCAATCATGTGTTCTGGCTCCAGACAATGAGTACGACCAATTAGTGGCCGTTCTGCACACATCTTGTCTGGAGACAGAGTGAGATTGCGGGAATCAAGCATGAGCCAACTAACCGAACAGTATAAAGAGATTGATAGCCCTCCCTGGTTGACGCAGACTGACTTCGTCTTCAGGGTTTGGGTATCCCCCACCCACTCCTTGGGATTCCAATACTACAGTTTGGTAGCCAGTGAGTACTACGCCGACGAAGAACGTTTGTCTTTGGAATTTCCAAAAGGCACGGTGGTCGTTGTTGGACCGAGGACTGGGGAGTTGTACGATCAGTTCTGCAAAGAGCGCGGCCGCGCGACGATGGTGCGGGCGGATGGAGTCGGCATCACAGAGGTGGGCTTTAAGCCTCGGGGGAAGTTTGGTTAGGGATGGATTTCAATGCTCCTATCTCGCCAGGCTTTGGAAAGTTCAATCTGGCGAAAGGGCCGAACAACTCTCTGGCCGCGGCGTCATGCGCAACAGCTGCCTCAATTGCACTAAGGAAAGTTCCTACTCTATTCTGCTTGCCATTCACATCAATATTAGCTTGCCACCTCACGGTGATTCCTTTCTTTGTTCGCCGTCTTCTGACGCACACGCCTTTAAATCCCGATTTGTTGTTAGATTGTTTTCCTCTATTTCGCAGGGATTCAATGTTCGTTGCCATCCTTAAATTCCCTTTCCGGCAGTCGAGGGTGTCTCCATTCCGATGATCTACAACTCGTCCCTTTTGGCATCTCATAATGAACCGGTGAAGCTCCACCGTCTTTCCAGTTTCGTCTGTACGACGAGCATAAAACGCTTGGCCCCTCTTCCTGAATGACGCGAACCACTTGTAAGCACTCACGCGATCGAAATCATCGTCATCAACCAGAGCTACTTTCCCTTGCGTCAATATTATCTCTTTCATCTTTCTAACTCATGCTCGCGGCCTTCCTCGGGAACGTACAGGGGACGGTAGATTTCTGAACGCTGGGCGGATTCCTGCAGATCCACCAGCGGCGTATATTCAGGAGTCTTGGTTGGGACGGGGATCTTTGGTTCTAGAACGCGCTCGCCCTTCCTTTCTTCCATACCGTTAATCAGACTTAATGCGGACTCTCGGTCTTCCTGCTTTGGCGCCCGTTGTTCGATGATCTCAACGCAGTTGGTATATACTCTCAACCAGCTGATCGCACGCGATATCGCCGTGTGCCAAGAGCGCTGGTTGATCATGTGAGCTACGCTCGCCGGTAGAAATGGAAATACCGCTGGAGCTTCGTCGCCTTGGGAAACGTAACCTGTGAACGCGTACCCGGACCTAAGGTGAACCCCTTCCTCAACGGGGATCTGTTTTCCATTGGGCAACGTGATGTGCGAAGCGTCGATCTCTTTCGCCGTGATGACGTCACCAGTTTTCAGGCCTGCTGCCGGATACGCTTTTGTGACAAGAAACTTGTCTCCGTTCGAACTCGCCATCGTTCCCTGCTCGTAGACCGTAAAAGCTTTAGCCGCTTCCGGCGGAAGGATGCGCTCTTGTCCGCGCCTGGAGACAGTCACCTGATCGTTATCATGGCGTTCAAACGCCCAAGTTTCCCCAGAGCCGAAGCCGCCTTTGGACCGCTGATGAAACTTTACGACCATGCCGCGGGAGAACCTGGCAGGGTCTGACTTCTCGGCCTCTGAGAATTTTAGGTCTTTCAGCCATCTTATTTCGTAATCTTCTTTCCCGATATGGCCAGCTTCTTTAAGCTTCGATCGCACCTCTCTCGTGATTTGTTCGATGTGCTCGTGTGTCATCGCAATCGCCAGAGCGGGTTTCTCTTTCAGGATATGGTCCACTAAATCCCGAACAAGAGCTGCCCGAACATCCGACTCTGTGTTGTCCGTCACGAACCAATCGTGCGCTTTGATGAGATCCACGCTTTCCTTGAACCTGCCTTCCGCGGAATGCGTAACGACCTCAAGAACATCCGGATCTTTCTGGCGATAAATCTTGTGAAGGGAACGGCTCTCTATAAGACCCTCACGTAGTAGGTCAGCTACTGGATCGCCTCTGCTGATCCCCTGGAATTGCGTGGAATCTCCGACGAACACCAGCCTATTATGACTCTGTTTGCAGTGATCGAGCAGCCACTGACAATCTGCGTTGCCGACTTGGGAGAACTCGTCCACGAAGATGTAGCTGTCTTGAACATGCAGGCGAGTATTCACTTTGTACTCGGCGATATTCCACGCAGCACCTCCAGTGTGTTTCGCCAGAGCGATTGCATTTTTCCCTTTTGGCGCGAGGACCACTGGCGAATGCCCCGACAACTCTTTAATCGCAAGAGACATTTCAGCGAGCGCCCTCGATTTTCCAGCGCCGGTGTACCCATCGATGCAAATCGCGAGACTGGTCGTCCCCAAAGTCAACTGCACTGCTCCAATTTGAAACTCGTCCAAGCGTTTGTCGCGAATCTCCCAATCACCCACACGAACCAAGGGGGTATAGATCCCTTTTCCTTCAATCACAGTGTTGATGATCCTTTGTTCCTCCTCGGCTATGGCAAAAGTCGTAACCAAGCCTGGGCGTTTTGGGTTACGGGTCAGTCGAGGGTCCGTGGCGCAAAACTTCTGAATATCGTCTGCGGTCATAGCCCCTTCACAAAATGAGCAGGCAATCTTTATGAGTTCTGCCTCAGTAACTCGGCTTTTCCCCTCAAACGCATGGTGAATCGTCTGCGCCTTCGCAACTTCCGAAGTCAGGAAGTTTACGCGATCGCCGTTGCGAGCGTTTTCTTGCGTTATCTCTTCCCACCGGCCTCGCTTCATTTGCTTAGCGAGGGCCTCGTGAAACTCAGGCGTTCCCGGCTTGTGAATCCCCTCACCTTTCCCTGATCTGCACTTTTCACCCAGTTCGTCTTTGAGTTTGGCGTACTCACTCTCGACGTCGCGTTCGATTCCGTTCTTAGCCGCAGCCTCCACAATCGCCACCGCCCGGCCCATCATTTCCTTGTGCAGTTTCGCCGCCAACGCCTCGATCTCGATCGTCCGCTTGCAGAATACACGGCATTCGTCCGGGTGAAACACCGTCAACTCCATCGCCCCCTTCTCTGTCCTCCGGAATCCATACCCTTGTTCGATCAGCAACTCATTGATCCGAGCGTGATAAATCGCCTCGTGAGCTGCATGCTCGGCGTAGAGTCGCCCGAGTTCGGCTGCTTTAATTTCCTCCTCTACGCCGTCCCAAACTGCGTTGGGCAAAATGCAATGCCAATGGCGATGGGGATCAACCTGTCCGTCCACCGGGCGCCCCACCTTATCCTCGAAAACCGCCCACAACGTCTCGGGAGCGTCCCTAAGATCTTGGACATAGCCTTTCCTCACCCTTGTCTGAAGATCGCTCTCAATGGCGTCCAGACGCTCCATTAGGGCCTGCTTGGCAATGACGTACATGATCTGATCATTCGTTTTTTCCAGATACGTGGATTGCTCTTTTGTCAGACTGAACGTGCAATCCGTACCAATCCGTCGATTGGCAACCTCCCTCCGCACCTCGACCCATTTCTTGGTTACCTCATCTTTTTCCCACACCGTCTTCCAGCGTTTTTCGTTCTGGCGTTGAGTCAGGTACTCCGCCGGATTACCCGGCGTCCGGTTATTCAGCACGGCCCGAAAATCTTCCTTGGTGATCGTGCGCCCCATCTCCAGGCGATCACGCAACTTCCCATACCAGAACCCCCGTTCCTCGCCCGGCCTGTAGTAGTGCTCCAGGAAATACCTGTAAGCAGCGTCGGCATTCGTCATGCCTTTTATGCGCAGTGACATACGGTTTTTTTCGAGGTTATCTTGTGTGGTGTGGTACGGGTTACTTCAACGGGACTCAGGCTGATCCCCTTAGCCTTCGGCTAACGGAAATCAGGCTATATGTCATACCTGTGACATATCTTAGGATTTGACACAAGCTTTTTACCGACCGACTATATTTTAGCTTGTATCCTATGTCGAACCTGTGATGATTCCTCGACAAAAGCTTGTGATGAATTCAGAACCGTCTCCATCAGTACGAAAACCTTTTCAGTCAAAACTCGTGCCTCACTTGGAGGAGATCGCACGGCTTCGAAACGAGAAACCTCAGCCGAAAAGCTACAAGCAGATAGCGGCAATCCTTCTCCAAAAATACAAGATCAAGATCAGCCCCAACTCGATCTGGAGTTTTGTTCGAGCGCGCTCCATTGGGCGGCAAAGAAGAGCCAAGTACACCATCGACGAAAATTTAATACCCCACGATTTGCCGTCACCCGCAACTTCCCCCACTGAGGACGTCGACGCCAAAAAAGAAGAAGGACCAGAATCCTACGAACAACGACTCGAAGAGATTAAAAACAAACCAAAACCAAAGATGAAAACTTATAATGACTAAAACACCACGAGTTACCTTGGCTTTAACTGCAGGAGGGCGGGGAGGGAATGGAAAAACCACTACTCTCGTCGCAATTGCGGACTACCTGGCGTCCAAAGGCATTAAACAAACCTTGATTGATTGCGATACCGAGAACGCCGGCCAGCCCACATGCTTCAGCCACTGGTTAGAAGGAAAAGGAAACACTCTCAATCTGCGACTGCCGGATGATCGCGATCGACTGCTGACCGACTCAGCAGAATGTGGATCGCAGTTTGTTCTGGCCGATTTGCCGGCCAACTCCACGGGAGATATCTCCCGGTGGCTGCAAGAAGTAGCCACGGTGGAACTTATTCGCGAGCTGGGATTAAATATCATCGCCATTGGGTTAGTGACTCCAGAATTAGGGGGAGCCCGTTCCGTTGTGCAGTGGGTTCGGACACTTGGCGATCGCGCCCGATATCTTGTCGCCCTAAACCGAATTGATTACGAAATCGTCCCAGGTCCTGTTGAAAAGGTATTTGCTGAATGGTTCGAAGGGGCTCTCCCAGATCTCGTCCCTAAAGTGGTGTCCTCTGATCGCATACAAACGATTGAAATCCCCAATATGGAAGCTCACGGAATGGATGCTTTAAGATCTCTTGGAAAACTTCCATCAAAAGCTGTGCTTAAAGATTCTCCGCTCCACTTGCTGCACAAGCAGAGGATTAAAACGTGGAGAGATCGCATCTTTACACAACTGGATGCCACAGGACTCTTCACTGCCAAGGACACCAAAGAGACTGTTCCGGCATGAATGACAACCGACTGGTGACCTACGATACTGCCGTGGCCGAACTCCCGGAATTGCCGGAGGTCTGGCGCCGATCGGTTTACCAGTCGGCGGCCCAAGTCGGGCTGACGGAGACCGATCCGCTCTGGTGGTTCCTAGTCGCGCAAGCTAA